TCCTGCAGCGATGCAAGGATGCCGCCGCGAAGGATGCGAGCCGAGTCTTTACGATGATGGAGTCACGCCAGAAAGGCGTCCGAAAACTCCAGGAGGTCGCCGAGGTGTTCCCGGACTTTACGTGGAAGGATCTCCGCCGCACGTTTGCGACGCGCTTGGGCGATCTCGGCATCGACGACGGGGTGATCGGGCGCCTCCTGAATCACGCCAAGACTGGCATTACCCAAAAGCATTACAACCACGCGAAGTATCTCCTAGAGAAACAGGTCGCGCTCGCGGCCTGGGATCGGGAGCTCACGCGCATTCTCGCTAACGAGCCGAAGACGTCCCGCGTGATCGCGATGCCAGCACGGTAACAGGTTTGCACTCTATCCTTTTCTCAGGATAGAGTGCAGCCGATGATTAAGTCTAAACCGACACCCGTCATGATTACGCGCATCGGTTGGCAATGCCTCCGCTGTGACTACCAGTGGGTCCCGAAGCAGGAGAACTTCATGGCGGCGGTGTGCCCGAAGTGCAAGAGCCCGTACTGGAATCGACCGCGCCGCCCTAAAGCAGCAGCGACAGCATCCAGAGCGCCAGCCCGGCGGCGATGAGGTTCACCCTCGGGCTCGGGATATTCGCCGCGGCCGCGAGGAAACAAACGAGCGCGAGGATCAAGAGCACGAGATCGATCGTCATCATGACGGTTTGCCTTTCCAGGTGAACTGCGTTCCGCAACAGACACAGACCCACTGATCGCCGCCGCCATGTTCAGGCGGCGTCGCCGTGTCGCAGTGTTTCGGGCAGCGCGGATAGGTCGGTAGGTCGCCTAGTGACCTATCCACGGTTCGTGGCGGCGCCCAGGACGCGACGTGGCGGCCGTTCATGTGTGTGTGCGTGTGTGTGCGCGTCATGCCGTCCAGCCCTTCCCAGGCAGCCGGCTCGCAATGCGGATCAGGCGTCCCCCGCGGCGCTTGGGCTTGTCGGGTGCCGTCTGGACGGCCCAGGTTGACATCGTGGCGGAGGCCGCCATCGGCTCGAGCCGCCCGACGACGAGGCGGGCGACGCCCGGGTGCTGATAGGTCGCGCCCGCCGCGAGCGGCCCGGTCCTCTCGATCGCGCCGGTCAGCATGTTCACGACGGTAAATTCGGCACACGCACGCTCACACGGTAAGGCGTTGCCCGCCGACTCTTGCGTATGGACGACGAGCACAAAGCGCCCATCCGGGGCAATGGCATGTTCACAGCGCGTCGGATCGACGGCGGCGAGAATGCGGACGCCTTGAAAGCGCGTGCCGGCGTGACAGACGACCGGGAAGGTCGCGATGTCGGTCGGCAGGAATTGCGGCAAGCGCGCGACCTCCTCGAAGCCCGGCATCTCGTGAATGGCGCCATTCCAAAAGACGCCGTTCCCGCTCATGAACGTCCAGCCCTGCCCACCCAGCAGCGCCGCGGCCGTCAGCGCACAGAGGAGCTCGGGGTCGTTCACCTGGCCGACGCTGACGCCGTCGCCGCCGCCGACGGGCTCGGTGTTCTGGACGGGTTTCAGCGAGTCCCTGATCTCTTCGTCGTAGCCATAGCCGAAGTAGTGCTCGACGATGTGTGTGTGATCGCCGCGGTTGCCGTGACAGGTGATCACGCTCGCGGGGTCCGCGCTCCAATACGTGAAGCTGTCCGGGAGCTCGGGTTCCCAGGACGTCTGCGGCGGATCGCAGGCGGCGAGCGCGTCCGGGTCGGAGCTGCCGCCCGGCGACGAGAGGCCGACGATCGCGGGCAGCCAGCCGGCGCCCGTGTCGAAGGCGTCGATCATTTCCAGGAGGAGCGAGCGATCATCGCCGCCGTTCTGCCACGCCTCGTTGATGGCCCACACGCCGGCGAGCACGTCCTTCCCAAACGGCAGATCCCGGTAAAATTCCCCGTTCTGCAGCATGTGATCGATCTTCTGCTGATGCGTGAAGGCGTTCATGTCGCCGCGGTCGTCGAAGATCTTCAGGCCGCGATCGTGGAGCATCGTCACGTACTCGCGCTTCCGTTCCCAGTAGTCGGGCGTCGCGGGAATCGTGCGGCCGGAATTCGCGACGAAGGCGATCGGCGTGACCTCGCGGCCCTTCCAGGCGTCCCACTCGTCGGCGTCGCCGGGTCGGTTGCTGTCCCAAAAGCCGAGAACGTCGAGGTTGCGGACGAACGCATACCGCTCGGCAATGATGTCGAGCTGGGTCGCGACGTCGAGCTGCCCGATCGCCTTGCCATGACAGTAGGCGCTGAACCCTTCCATGAAGTGGCAGCCCATGAGAATCCGCGGCCCCGTCTCGTCGCTGACGACGCGGTCGATCCGGTCGAGCACGCCGGCGAGGTAGTTCGGATTGAGGACGGGCGGCGGTGCCCAAAACTTCTCGCTGGACGTAAAGAATTCCCATTCGCCCGGCCGCGGCGGATCGTCGTCCACTTGCACGAGCTTGATCTTCGGGCCGCCGCCTTCGGGCGCCTGCAGGTAGGTCCCGTGGTGACTCTTGAAGCAGACGATCGCGTCGTCGCGGACTTCAATCTCGAAGCGTTCCCAGGCGCCCGAGCTCGTCGCGCGACAGGCGACCGTGTCCTCGTCAATCTCGGCCGTGAGGTACGTGCCGTCCTGGGCCTGCAGCGACACCGTGCCGTCGTCGTTATGGCTGACGGTCCACTGTTCCCACGGTCCGGCCTCGATCCGGTCGGCCATCACTTCGCGCCCGCCGCCGCCTTCGGCGCAGAGGTAATACCCGAGCGAGCTCTTCAGAGTCGTGACGACGGGGTCGCGTGACGCGGTCATAAATCCCTGTCCTTTCGCGGGCGCGTGAAGAGCGCGACGATGATGCAGACGACGACGCCCAGGATGATCACCAGGTCGATCATGACGAGCCGCCGACGATCGAGCCGCCGGCGATGAGTCTGCGGAGCGTGTCTTCGAGCGAGAACCGCACACTCGACGCCCGCACCATGAAGCGCGGCGCGAGGCCGGGCGCAATGTCGATCTCGGTAATCGTGACGTCCTGGATCGTGAGCGTCTCCGAGATGCGCGGGGAGTCGAGGTTGATCACGATCTGCTTGCCACTCTTGGTCTTGAGGTCGCGCGTCGCATACGAGACCGTGACGAGCGGCCGGCTGAACATCGCCAGGTCGGCATCACACCGCGCGATCAGCGAGTCCTGCCCGCGGCGCTCGTCGGCGAGGAGGTATTCGACGATGCCGTCGCCGCCGGCGCGGGCGGCCTGTTCGGCCTGGGCGAGGGTGTCGTCGCGCTGGACCCAGATATGGACGGCGGCGCCCTTGAGGATCGACTTCACGATGCCGGTCACGCCGGTCAGCATCGCCGCCGGCCGGGCCTGCTGCCCGTAGAGGACCGTAATGAAGATCGCGCCCGGCCCCGTCGCCGGAATGCCGGTGAGGGTCTGCGCGCTGATGCCGGTATAGCGCACGACCTGGCCGCCGCCGAGCACGACCCAGCCGCCCGACGCACGAAACGTCGTCGCCGCCGCGACGGGGAGCACGGTCGAGCCGGGGTTGACTTGTCCCACGGGCTGGGTCAGGCCCGAGGTATCGCCGCCGGGTTCCCCGGCCGCGCCGGCGAGCGTCGCATCGGACGCCGTGATCGTCGCCGTCGTCGTGGTGTTGTCGGCGACCGTGAGCGCGAGTTTTCGCACGCTGCTCCCGACCGGCGACATGTAGAGCTCGCGGGCGGTGACGGCAGAGGCGCCCTTCGGAATCGTCGCGAGGATTTGATTGCCGACCGCCGTCGGGGTCCCGAGCGCCGCGGCGCCCAGGCCGCTATTGGCGACGGTGTCGTTGAAGGTCGTGGTGCTGTTATTGGCCAGCGTCGTCACGAGCCGGAACGTCCCCGATCCGTTGAAGCGCCGGTAGAGGTTGCGCGCCGTGACGCCCGACGGGCCGATCGGAATGCCCGAGACGGGAATCCGCTGCACCGCGGTCCCGGTCGTGTTCGAGGCCGGCGGCGGGCCGCCCAGCGACGCATTGGGCTTACTGTCCATGTAGCTCACGGTCGTGTTGTCGGCGATCGTCGTGACGAGGCCAAAGACGCCGGAGAAGTTGGTCTGCCGATAGATGCGCCGCCCGGTCGTGCCGGCCGGGCCGGTCGGAATGGCGTAGAGGGAAATCTGGTTATTCGGCGGGGTCGTGTTCCACCAGCCATTGAGCGGGCCGACCGTGGTCTCGCCGGCCGCGGTCAGGAGCGTCACGGCGTAGGCGTAGGCGCCGGTCTCCAGGCCCGACCCCGCGGAGATCCCGCCCTGGAGCGCCCCGGGCGCGCCAATCTGGCCGACGGTCGCCGAGGTCGTGACGGCGTTACTGATCGGCGAGGGGACGGTCTCGCCAAAGCTCGTCACGAACGACGCCGCGTAGTCATGCGATCCCGGATCGACGCCGGCGCCCGCGGTCGCGGCCGCGGCGACGGGCGCGGTCGTGGGCGGGGGGAAATTCGGCACGGTGATCGCGGCGGCGGGACCAGGAAGGGATTTGCCCAACGCGGTCACGAAGACGACGGTGACGTTGTGGAGGCCGTTAGTGACGCCGGCGCCCGGGGCAATGGCGAGATCGGGCGCGACCGTCGGGGCAGCGCCGGGGCCGACCAGGGTGCCGCCCGTGGCGAGCGTCACGCCGGTATAGGCGATCTTTTCCGACTGCGCGCCGTCCGCGGTCGTCGCGAGAATGCCCAGCCCGCCGAGCGGCGGAAACGGCACGCCGTCCTGGATCGGGACGAGGGACTCGCCGATCGCCAGGTCCGCGAGGACGTTCTCGCCGTAGCCCTTGCCGTAGACGCGGGTCCGCAGCTGGGAGCTATCGACGTTCGCCTGGATGGCCGGGGTATGCAGGAAGCGATGCGTCTCGTCGATCGGATCGGGCGCCGCGGCCGTGTCTTCGAGGAAGAGATACACGACGCCGTCTTCCACTTTGGCGTAGCCGCCGATCGCGGTTGCCAGCCGCACGAGCGCGGCAATGAACGTATCCGCGCCGTCGAAGACGATCGAGACGGGCGGGAGCCCGGCCTCGATGCCGGCGGTGGAGAAGCTGGGCGCATAGGTCGCGCTGATCGCTTGCGCAATGGTGGTGGCCGAGGTCGCGACCCAGGTCCCAAAGGGCCGGCGATAGTTGGCCTTGGCGGTGTCGTCGATCGCGGTCACGGCCCACGCGACGTTTTTGGGCAACGACTCAAACGCCTGATCGACCGTCTGCACCTGGCCGGCAAAGAGGACGCGCCCCTCGTTGATCGTGATGCGCAGGGCTTGGCCGACCGCGGGGCCGTCGCCTTCCATCACCAGCGTGCAGGTATTCGGCGCATCGTTCAGGACGTCGTGGATCGTCAGGCCGGCTTTCC